GGCCAACGTCAACGGCACTGAAATCGATCTAACGCCAAGCGACGGGATGCGAACGGAGGCGGAGCGCTACCGCGCATGGAAGCGTGAGGGCCGGCCCGGCGGAACTGATGTTGCCGCCACCCGAGCCAGCCAGATCCTGAGCGGTGATGAGCTGAGCCCTGAAACTGTAATCACCATGGCGGCGTGGTTTGCACGCCATGAGGTGGACAAGGCCGGCGAGGGATTCAGCCCTGGCGAGGATGGCTACCCATCACCGGGTCGCGTGGCCTGGGCTGCATGGGGTGGTGACCCTGGGCAGACATGGAGCAGCAGCAAGGGAGAGACTATCAAGAATGCACAGGAGAGAGGCGCTATCCTGAATGCAGCCACAATGGCAACGGTGGATCTACGCGACCTGAACAGCCAGGCATTACGACGCCTGGCGCCGCTTGATTATCAGGCGGCGCTGGTCCGTGCTGCTGACGCTGATCAGCCAGACGAGGAGACGCGGACCTTTGAGTTCAGTTTCTCCAGCGAAGCGCCGGTGGATCGATGGTTTGGCCGCGAGGTCTTAAGCCACGAAGCTACCGCCATTGATCTTAGCCGCCTGAATGATGGCGCCCCCCTGCTCTGGAATCACAATCCGGATCAGGTGTTAGGCGTCGTTGAACGTGGTTGGACCGATGACAAGAAGCGGCGCGGCATGGTCCGAGTTCGCTTCAGCCGCTCCGCATTCGCTGCGGAAAAGCTGGCTGATGTGCGAGACGGGATCCTCCGGAATGTGAGCGTCGGCTACGAGATCCTAGATGCCGCGCCACTGCGCGAGGCTGGCCAAGATGGCATCATCGCCACCCGCTGGCAGCCGCTGGAGGTGAGCATCGTCTCAGTCCCAGCAGATCCAGGCGTTGGCCTCGGCCGCGCCATCCAACCTACCGCGGCCTCGGCCGCGCCATTCACTCCCCCTCCTATGGAAACTCCCACCATCGACCTTGAGGCGGTGCGGGCGCAGGCTGCGGCCGATGAGCGCTCCCGCGTCGCTGCTATTACCGGCCTGTGCCGGGAACATGGCGCCGACGATCTGGCCCAGGGCCTGATCGAGCGTGGCGCCACCGAATCCGACGCCATGAAGGATGTGCTCGCTGCCATTAAGCAGCGCACCTCCAAGCAGCCTGCAACCCCTGCCGCTCCTGTTGCTGGTGCGCAGCCGATCGCTCGATCTGCTGATATCGGCCTGACTGACAAGGAGGCGCAGGACTTCAGCTTCCTGCGGGCCATGCGCGCGCAGCTGATGCCCAACGAGCGCAGCGTAGTTGAGGCCGCCGCGTTCGAGCGTGAGGTCAGCAACGCCACCGCGCAGCGGATGGGCACGGCTCCTAAGGGCCTGTTGGTGCCTAACGAGGTGCTGAGCCGTGCGCTGACCGCTGGCAATGCCGCAAGTGCCGGTGATCTGATTTTCACCGATGCCCGCCCCGGTAGCTTCATCGAGCTGCTGCGCAAACGGAATGTTCTGACCAGCCTCGGGGTGACCATCCTCTCTGGGCTTAATGGTCCGGTTGCGATCCCCAAGCAAACCGGCGCCGCGCAGGCGTATTGGGTCGGCGAGCAGGGCGAGGCCACGGAATCTGATCCGACCGTTGGCCAGGTCAATCTGACCGCTAAGACTCTCAGCGCCTGGACCCGCTTTAGCCGTCTGCTGATGCTCCAATCGTCGATCGATGTAGAGACGATGGTTCGCAACGAGCTGGCCACCGTGATGGCGCTGGAGCAAGCCCGTGCGACCCTGTACGGCAGCGGCGCCAGCAACGAGCCGCGGGGCATCAAGAACATCACCGGTATCAACACCGAGGATTTCAACGCTGCTCAGCCGACCTACGTCGAGCTGGTCAACATGGAAACCAAGATCGCGGCCGATGATGCCGACATTGGCACCATGGGTTACGTCACGAATGCCACCATCTACGGTGGCTTCAAGACTACCGAAAAAGCCAGCGGAACGGCTCAGTTCGTGCTGGAGCCCGGCGGCACGGTCAACAGCTACGGGGTGCTCCGGTCCAATCAGGTGGCCACTGGTGATGTGTTCCTGGGCGTATGGAATCAGGTGCTTATGGGCCTGTGGGGTGCGCTGGATCTTCAGGTGAACCCTTATTCGGAGGACAAGGCCGGCAACGTTCGCGTTACTGTCCATCAATCCTGCGACATTGCAGTGCGTCACATCGAGGCA